ATCTTCATCTTCAGCTTCCATTCCTGGTTGAGTTTCCATTTGTCCTTCTTGCGCTGGTTGTGCAGGATCATTTCCTTCGTTTTCAATTGATTGTAATCGATATGCCTTTTTCTTGTCTTCGACTACTTCACCAGCCATTTCTTCTGTCTCTTTATCTGTAAAATTAAAAATATTATCATATATCCACTGTTCTGATACTAGCGATTCGCCTATCATATCCCTGGCAATTGAATTTTTCTTTTCCCAAAGCTCTAATCGTTCCTGTTCATATATTGTAGAAGGATTAGTTAACTCTAGCTCAAAATCCACTAACGCTGAATCTGTAAAGCCCTGTGAGTATAAGTGAACAACTGCTATTTTTGTTAATTCACTTATTGTTATTCTCTGTACCCTCTCAATTGTTCGTGCAAATCTAACATCTTCTGCTGCAAGTGTAGCCTTAGATCCTACCTGCTCCTCATATCCTAAAAATGCCTTTGGTATTTTAAGCGCAGCTAAAAGTTTATTTCTCAAATATTCAATATCTTCAACAGCCTCATAAGTCAATCCAGGAAGAGAGTCTATAGAAGTTCCAGAATCTCCACCACGAACTGGTAAATAAAAATCCTCTGTGAGATTCTGCATATTATACTTTAAATTGTAGTCGCCTGTTGTTTCATCCATAACAGGCGCTTTTTTCATCTTATCAATGATTCTTTTCATGTATGTATCAACTTCATTTGGAGGAAGATTTCCAATATCAACTTTAAATACACGTTTCTCAGGTGCTCTCATAATTCTATGAATCAGCATAGCATCTTCCATCAACGAGAGTTGTTTCCATACACGACGACCCCCTTCAATCATAGATTTTCCATAAGGAATATAATTTGAATCTGATAAAAGCCTAAAATGCGCTATTTCAAAATTTTCAAATTCTGAATTTGCTGCATTGTACGGTGAATTTCTTGGATCTGTTGCATCTAATGTGAATTTTACTTCATAAGGATTTTCTGGTTCAGCGCCCTCTATTCTTGATACATCATAAGACGATAATGGCATAACATTTATGATGCCATATTTCTCTTGAATATCAAGCTTAAGAAAAAAGTCCCCATATTTGACCATATTTCTTACCCACGGCCAAAGATTGAATTCTATATTTAAGATATCATAAAATAAATTATGTAATATTTCATGTATCGATGGATTATTTGCTTTTATCTCTAAAACATTACCATATTCAGATTTCATAGTAGACTCGTCTGCATAAATATCAAGGGCTGATGAGATAATTGGGTCATCATCCATCGCCTCATAATCCCTAAATAGAGCCAATCTCTGTGCCTTAGCTAGTTCACCTGAATATCCGTAGTATGATCCAGCACCTCCCCTCGATTGAAATGAGGAATATAATCTCGAATACCTTCCCATCAGAGATTTTGAACCCATCTGAATTTTATCAGTATCTATTATCTTTAACTTTCTTCCACCAACGTTTCTTACAATAACATTTGTAGAAAAAAGTCTTTTTATTCTATCAAAAAATGTATCTTTTTGTGCCATTATTTCTTACCTATTAGCCAAGTTAATGATTCTTTTGTATCTCCTACTGCCATTGTCCAGCCAAAATCATCTTCATTCTCTGGAACATAAACTGGAGAACTTGCGCCGATCTTCGACATAGCATCTCTAGTCATATTCATATTTTCTTCATGAAGTCTAAGCGCTGTGTCTCTTATCCAGACACCTATTGCCAAACTCATAACGAGATCATCATTGTATCCCTTAAGAGCCTCTGGCCTGCCATTATTAAATATAAAAACATACAGCTCATCGACAGTACGAATAGAATTTATTTTTAATTGTCTCTTTCTAATAAACTGTGACAGTTTTTCAATGATGAGTGGTCTATTCTTCATTGTTGTTGTAAAGCCTGGAATCATATTCTTCTCTTCAGTTCTGTATTTATTTGTGTATTGTCTCTTAGAGTCAACATACCTAACATCACGTTTCATCCAGAATAAATTTTTATAATCTCTATCAAGCAGAACCTGAAGAACTGCCCAACCAACATTATTATTCTCCACTACTAGCAACGCATCATTATATTCTGTCGCCACTGACATTAAAATATTTGCAAATCTTGTTGTGTCAACTTTGCCCTTAAACTCTGCAACCTGCTCCAGTGTTTCAAGATCTATCACATGAAATGCTGAGTGATCTGATCCATCACCTCTTGCAACGTCTGCAGCCATTAAATACTTCCTATCTTGCTCTGGTTGTTTCCATATCCACATGCCAGAATTATATCTTTTTTCAGTAGGCTCATTAACAAATTTATCTTGTATCTCTTTAATTAACTTTGCAGAAATAACTGACTGTCCTGAAGATATAAAATCACAATCACACTCCTGTGCTGCCATCGCTCGTCCCAATAGTTTATCTTGTTCGTCTCTCCACTCTTGACCCCTATTTGGGTGAGTTGTCCAGTGTAATTTTATGAAATTAAAATTATTTGTGCCAGCTTCAGCAGCAGACCACGTCTTATGAAACCAATTTCCCATACCATTTGGAGTAGATAGAGCAATACACTTACCACCAGTTGCAAGTGTTTGTTGTGAAGCTGCCCATATTTCATCTATATTCTTTATAAATGCTGCCTCATCCATGATTAAGAGAGACAATGCTTCAGAACGACCTGCTTCACTAGTTGAAGATATTGCCTTTATCTGTGATCCATTATTATATCTCTGCTGTAATTTATTATCTTCGACGCACTGTTGTTTTAGCCATGCGGGAAGTCCCTTATGCATTACTCTAACTTTTGTAACTAAATTTTTAGCTACTTCTTGCTTAGTTGCAATAACAAGAATATTTTTATCATTATGAAAATTCATTAACCATAAAGAGTATCCTGCTGTCAGTGTTGAAAGCCCTAACTGTCTAGCTTTTAAAATTATATTGTAGTCATGACCTTTGAAATCATGCAGTGTTTTTTCTTGAAAGTCGTACAAATTAAATTTTATTTTTCCCCTTACAGGATGCTGAATAATACAGTACTCTTTCATAAAGTATATTGGGTCTGTTGCACACTTTACGTATTCACTGCGCATTGCATCTTTTAATTCTTTTTTAGACGGCATATACTTCCTCCAATCTTTGCTTTATCTGTTCTAGCGCAGATCCTAATTCTTCGAGTGCCTCATTAGCTAAAAGATCTATATTTTTATCTTTTTCGTATGTTTCAATATGAACAAATCCCGTATCAATATTCACTGGCTCTACAATTTGTAAATCTCCTTGTTTTTTCCAAGCTTTGATTGATTCTATTTGTTCCTGGATAAGTGACTTTTTATTTTCCAAATACTTGCCCTTTTCCCAGTTCTCAAATGTTCCGTCTATTCTCATCTTATGTTCAACTTCAATTTGACAATCCATACAATGACCGAATAATCCCCAAAATTTGTTATCTAACCTCTTCTTCATTACAAGATTACATTGTGGGCAAAACCACGGCATACGAACACCAGCCATAATCTCTGTAAGGTGACTCTTAATGTCACCTTTCTTTTTTTTCTCTCCCTTGTAACCAACCATTACTCTTTTTTCTGGTTCCCTTCCGGAAATTATATTACCTAATGCTTTATTTTGTCTTTTTGTTTCTTTACTATATGCCATGATTATCTCGCAAACTTCATTAGCCCAGTAATTTGATTTATTGGAGCAAAAAATCCTGTAAATTTATAAACCTTTCCTTTGTATTTGAATACAAGTCCCTCAGACGGTACTAATTTATTTAAATCACCCATAGCTGCTATCTTAGATAACTGAGTCTTTAATTTGCCTATTGCTGATGCATCTTTACTTCCACGAATCTGTTTCTCTGCTGCAGCTATATCAGTTCTAAGTGATTGAACTGTCTTATTGGGATTAGGCGCAAGCCAATTATTAACATTGCTCAATATCTCTGCACCTACTTTAAAAAATAAAACCTCAAATGGGCGCATATTATTCTTTAGCATCTTAGCATGATCTAATTTTTCAGTAGTCCTAACCCAGTCTACAAACTTTGGATGATCTTCCTTTAGCTTATTGATATCAGTCATCTTATATGACTTGTCACTAAATGCCCATCTCTTCATAAGGGGATATAAAATATTGTCTGGTATATTTGAAAAATCTGTGGAATTGGCGCCAGCCAAAATATACTCTAACCAAAAGTGTTGGTGATATAATGAAACCTCATCTGTGTCCTTCAATCTATATATATTCTGTAACTTGCTCAAAGATGAGAAAAACTTAGATCTCATCTTCTCATAGTTCTTAGACTTTGTTATATTAAGAACATTAGGCCCTTTAAAAGCAAATTTTGTTTTAATACCCTTGTTAATTTTGTTTATTATTTTTGATACCTTTGCGCCGCCAGACTTAACTTGTCCTCTTGGCGTCCACTTATCATCGTACTTGAGAATACCGTGGAATATAATCTGTGCACCTCCATCGTAGTCTATAACGTTCTTCGTATCTGGATAAATTATCTCTATGTTTGCCCAATTTTTACCATTATCAAACAATAATTCTTGATCTTTTTTTGGCATTCTCTCTAAAGATGACTTTAAATCTGTCATTGAATATACAAATGCGCTCCTAACTGTAGGTATGTGATGTTTGAACATGTTTTTTACGCCGTCAAGTGTTAATCCACCAGACTTAAGCTGGCCCTTATTTCTAGCAGCCCTCGCCGATCCGTCAATTACTGAAACCATTATATTTTGTCCATCTAACTTTTCAGTTACTGCTTCTTCTTTATCTAATTTTCCCTGTAACCCTTGGTCTATTATTGATTTTAGATCTCCAAATGTTAAATTATAATCGTCAAAGGGATGTGCCATGTGTCCATAAGCTCCACCCTCTAATATTATGTTCTCTTTAAATGATCCAACAAAATGATCAAATGTCTTTTGATCCCAATAGCCAAACATTTTTTTGAAAAACTTTTTCTTAATATCAATATCATACTTTTGTGAGCCTAATAATTTACGCATAGTTGTTCCATCTATCTCCTGACCTCCAACCCTAACAGAAATGTGTGGTGCACGTATCGTATACCCATGTTTTTCAAAACCTTGAAGCCTATTATAATTTTTTCTATAATCCTTAAAATACTTTCCACCTGAAAGTCTTCCGGAATCTTTTGACCCTACAGTAAAAACAACAGCTGTAGTTTTTGGATTATACTTTCCTAAAATCTTTTTTGGAATATATGGCTGTGGTTCCGAAACTATGGCATTTCCAGGAACACCCATCTTTTGCATATGTTTCTTCTTCATAGCAAAATTCATTGGATGCCTAGATCCACCTGACTTATTACTTGTCGCTATATAAACATTATCAAATCTCTTCTTTAAAAAATCGTATACTTTTTTATGATGAGGACCAAAGGGCTGAAATCTTCCGGGATAAATTGCAACAATTTTTTCTATCTTATTTTCCTCTGAGTAAACTGATCTATCTTTTCTCTTCTTCGCTTTATTTATGCCCTTCCTACTTGGAGAAGGCAATAATCCTGGATCTGCACCGAACTCCTCAGCTGTTGTTGCAGGCCATGCTGCTTCATTATACTTTATAGTTACAGCAATATCCTCATTTACTTTAGCAGACATTGTATCTAGATCCTTTGAAGGAATAATAGCAACCTTACTCTTTCTATTGGGACCAACACCCATCCATCTAATAATCTCCCATCCGAGCTCATCAATAATTGTTTCCATCTCTTTCATGTACTTTCTATCAGGATTAATATCGCCTGACAATACAGCACCGCCGTAAGATACAGAATCAGCGCGTCCCTTCATTCCAGCACCATCATCAAGCATCATATTAAGCTCATAGAATGGATCTTGTGCTTGCCCATCTAATATGTAATCAACAACTGGCCAACCTAAAATTTGTTTTGCTTTAAAATCTGTGACCCTTTTATACTCATCAAATCCTATAAAAAAGTCATACAGTCCTTCATCGCTATAGACACCCTGAACTTTACTGCTTTCATTTACACGCGTGGATTCTACCGATTTCCAATCTAAAAATTCTCTAATCGTCGGATCA